AAGAAGACCCCGCTCTGTTTTCCCCTCCCCAAAGGCGGATCGGTGCGCGTCGGTAGCTCGACGACTGAGCGTCAGTACGGCGCTGGGCATCAGGCTTTGCGGCGGCGTTGGGCTCCGATTGTCGCTAGGGGTGTGGTGGCGTGCGCTCGTTGTGGTGAGAAGATCGAGCCTGGGCAGCGGTGGCATTTGGATCACAAGGATGATCGGCGTGGGTATTTGGGGCCGTCTCATGGGCCGTGTAACGAGGCGACTCAGAAGTCGCGCCGGCGATCGCGGCGGTGGTGACGGTGGCGGAGGAGCTGGTTCGCTGGCAGGACGGTCGTTCGGATGTTGCGAAGGGCTCGCTTGAGGATCTGATCTGGACGGTGCGGGATGAGCATCGGCAGGTGCTGGAGTCGGCGTCGGCGGCGTTGCTTCATGCGCGGTTCGCTGGTGAGGCGTTGACTGCTGCTCGGGCGTTGGTTGGCCGCGGCGAGTGGCTGGAGTGGTTGTTGTCGACGTTCGATTTCAAGTTGTCGTCGGCGTACAACTACATGCGGATCGCGAAGAATTGGGATGCGATCACGGAGGCTGGTTATCAGGGACTGTCGGACGCTGTGAAGGGGATGGCGCGGAAGGGTCTTATCGTGGGGCAGAAGGGGCGTCCGGGCGTCCACAAGTACGGCCCGGAGGTCTACGCTTCGATGCGTGAGCTCCACGCCTCCGGGTGGAGCATGAATCGGATCAGCATCGAGATGGGCTGCACCACAGGCACCGTTGCTCGAGCTGTGAATCCTGAGAAGGAGCGGGCGCGGGAGAACTTGCAGAATGCTCGCAACCGGGAGCGGAGGAAGGCGATCAAGGAGCAGCGGCGTCGTGATCTCGCGAAGAAGGCGGGCGGCGACATCTCTGCTTCCTACAGCGCAACGCTGAAACTAGCCGAGACGTTGGCGGCGGCGATCAGCGGCGAATGCGACCCGTCGGCTAAAGGTGCGCTGAACTCGGCGCTGCTTCACCTTTATGGGGTTGAAGATTTGATCGTGAAGGCTTTGGGTACGCATAAGGCGCGCGACTAGTGGTAGCGGTTCCGCAGCCGGATCCGGGTCGTCAGCCGAGGGTTCGTTCGGTGAAGGCGTGGTCGAAGTCGTTGGGTGCGGAGGCGGTTGGGTTGGCGTCGTCGGCCGGGTTGGTGTTGTTGCCGTGGCAGCAGGACGCGTTGGCGGACATGCTGGCGTTGGAGACGGATGGGCGTTGGTGCCATTTCGAGTTCGGGTTGAACGTGGCCCGCCAAAACGGGAAAGGCGCGGTGCTCGAGGCCAGGGAACTGGCCGGCCTGTTTCTGACAGGCGAGAAGCTTTTGGTGCATTCGGCGCATGAGTTCGCGACGTCGCAGGAGCATTTCCGGCGGATCGAGTCGTTGGTTCAGGACACTCCGTCGTTGCATGCTCAGGTGAAGGATCGGAGCGGGTACCGGCATTCGCATGGTGACGAGTCGATCAATTTGAAGAACGGGAACCGGATCGTGTTCAAGACGCGGACGAAGCAGGGGCTGAGGGGTTTCGCCGGCGTCGATCTGTTGGTGCTGGATGAGGCGATGGTGATTAACGAGCATTCGCACGGGTCGATGATGCCGACGTTGCGCGCGTCGCAGGCGCCGCGTGGGCCGCAGCTCGTCTACACCGGCAGCGCGGTGGATCAGGAGCGCGACGATCATGGGTTGGTGTGGGCGCGGATCCGTGAGCGTGGGTTGGCCGGCGACGACGAATCATTGGGGTACTTGGAGTTTTCTGTGGATGCGGAGCACCCGGACGATCTCACCGATGAGCAGGCGGAGGATCCTGGGTTGTGGTATCAGGCGAACCCGTCGCTTGGGGTGCTGATTTCGGAGGCGCATATGGCGCGTGAACAGCGGTCGATGATCCCTAGGAACTTCGCGGTGGAGCTGCTAGGGGTGGGTGATTGGCCTGTTACCGATGGTGCGTCGGATCAGTTGTTCACGATGGAATCGTGGCTGGAGGTTCTGGACACGGACTCGGTGTTGGTGGATCCGGTGTCGATCGCGTACGACGTGAGCCCGAACCGGCATTCGAGCATCGTGGCGGCGGGCCGTAACGAGCAGGGCGTGATGATGGTGGAGCTGATCGCGTGCCGGCCGGGTACGGGGTGGTTGGTGCAGCGGCTGGTGGAGCTCTACCAGGCGCACTCGGTCGCGGAGGTCGTTTGTGACGGGTTTGGGCCGTCGGCGGCAATCGCGAACCGCGTCGACGACGCTGGCATCACGGTGCGCCGTCTGGATTCGGGTGAGTACGGGAAAGCCTGCGGGCTCTTCGTCGATCATGTCGGTGAGCGCACCATTCGGCATTTGGGGCAGCAGGAACTTGACCTCGCGATCCGTGGCGCTCGAGCGAGGCCGCTCGTTGACCGGTGGGCGTGGAGTCGGACGAAGTCGACGGTGAACATCGCGCCCCTGGTGGCCGCGACGTTGGCTTTGTGGTCTGCGTCGGAGAACGACGTTGGTGACTTGGGGATCTTCTAGTGGGAGCCCTCGCCAAGATCCGTGACGGTCTGCTCATGCGGGAAGAGCCCGTGCCGTTGGAGGGCACCCGAATGGATTTGTTCAACAGCGTGATCCCGAACTGGTTCGCGGAGCAGGGGATGAGTTCGACGTCGATGCCGCTCGGGAACGCCGCTCTCACTGAGCGCGTCTGGGTGGCGAACCGGTGCTTGCAGTTGAACGCGCAGCAGATCGCGACGATGCCGTTGCAGTTCCACGCGTCGGATACGACGCTTGAGCCGGCGTGGGTGCGTTCACCGGATCCGTTCTGGTACCCGAACGGTGTAGCGGACGCCCTGTTCGCGATCGTGTGGCAGGTGTACGGGTGGGGGTTCGCATGTTTGTTCGTGACCGACTTTTACGCGGATGGGTACCCGCGCACCTGGACGGTGTTGTCGTCGGAGGTGTTGCGCATCAAGGTGGTGGATGGTGCTCGGGAGTACAAGATCGGTGACACGATCCTGGATCCGTCGCGGGTGGTGCAGATCGACCGGAACCCGTCACCCGGGGCGCACGGCACACCGGCGCTGTCGGCGTACGCGCAGAACGCGTGGGGGTTGCTTGCCGCCGGCAACCAGTCGATGTCGGTGAGCAACGGCGGCATCCCCAAGTTCTTCCTCTCGAGCTCGCGCAAACTCACCAAGGAGCAGGCTGAGGCGTTGCAGTTGCAGTGGATGACGGCTGCGGGGAACCGGGCTGGCGCGCCACCGGTGCTGCCTCCGGAGATCGTGCCAACCGAAATGAGTTTCAACCCGTCCGACCTCGCGCTGTTGGAGTCGCAGGAGTTCAACGCGCGGGCGATAGCGACCGCGTTCGGTGTGCCCGCGATGCTGCTCAACATGCCCGTAACCGGAGGGTTGACGTACCAGAACCCGGCGGCTTTGGGTGAGATGTGGTGGCGGTTCGAGTTGCGTCCGTTGGCAACGAGGATCGCGAACGCGTGGAGCGAGCAGCTACTCCCGCGCGGCCAGTCGGTGACGTTCGACGCCGCCGACACGTTCGCGCCGTTGACTGAGATGAGCGAAGAGAACGATCCGCAGGCGCAGGTGTCGGTTCAGGTGCCTGCTCAACTAGCCGCCGCGCCGAAGCTCGCGGCGATCGGAGGCGACCAATGAGCATCACCGAACAGGAAACCACCGGCGTCCTGCACCGGGAGTTCGCCGCCGAACTAACCGTCGCAGACGGACGCACCGTCGACACACGCGTCATCCCCTACGGCGAAACGATCACCCACAACGACGGCCTCGGCGGCGTCGCGAAAGGCGTCGCGTACGAGGAGACGTGGGCGCACGGATCGTTCACCCACCAACTCAACGCAGCGAACCGCGTCGTCGCGAACTACGAACACCAGCAGGGCATCGGCGGCATCGTCGGCCACGGCCTAGCCCTACGCGAAGAACAGGACGGTCTCTACGGATCGTTCAAGATCCACGCCACCGCCGCCGGCGACACCGCGTTGGAGTTGATCCGCGACGGTGTCCTAGCCAGCGTGTCCCTCGAGGCGATTCCTCGGAAGGCGACGAAGACGGCGAACGGGATCACCCGCACGAAAGCAGATTTGGTTGGGGTGGCGTTCACACGGTTCGGCGCGTACAGCGGGGCTCAGGTTCTCGCGGTACGTGAGGCACCCGAACACGTCGTGGACGAACTGCTGCTCCCGATCGAGATAGACCCCGACCTGGTGGAACGCTGCCGCCAGTTGGGGATCGCAATACCGCAGCGATACAAGGCGCACCCCGAACAGTCCGACACCCCCGATGAGGGCACCTCGGAGAACGGCACCCGCCCGTCCGATACCGACAACACAAAGGACGAGTGATGGCAACACACACCGAGAAGCGACTCCAGGTGCGCCTGGACGAACGCGACACCGTGCAGACCTCACATGAGGAACTGCTCAAGGAGGCCGGCACCAACGACCTCAACGACATCCAGACCAAGCAGGCCGTCGCGTACCGCGAGCGCGCGAAGGAACTCGACACCGAGATCGCGGAGCTCGAAGCGTCCGTCAACGCGGACAAGGAAGCTTCCGAGAAGTCACGGCTGATCCGGCGCGCGATGGCGGGCCGCGACGACGTCGGCAACGCCCTCGAGGACGGCATCATCTACCGGACGATGGGGCAGTACGCCCGCGACGTCGTCCTCACCCACCACGGTCGGGTCGCAGGGCAGATCCAGGCGCAGGTCGGCGACAAGACCGAGATCCAGCGGGCCGCGGAACGGCTCGAACTGCTCCAGCGGACACCCGCGAACACGCTCACCTCGGACATCGCCGGGTTGAACCCGCCGCAGCACATCGCCCAGATCTTCCAGGTCATCAACAAGAGCCGCCCGCTTGTCGAAGCGGCCGGTGTGAAGGCAGACCTGAACCGTGGGACGGTCACGTACCCGCAGGTTGACGCATCGCCCGTGGTTGCGGTGCAGGGCACCCAGAAGACGGAGGCCGGTAACACCGGCATGGACGTCAGCATGGTCACGAAGACCGCGAGCACGTATCTCGGTGGCGGCGACCTGTCCTGGCAGGCGATCAACTGGAGCAGCCCGAACGCCTTGGAGCTCTGGTTCGACCTGATTGCCGCTGACTACGCGCTCAAGACCGAGACCGACGCCGCCACGGTCGTGTCCGCGAGCGCGTACCTGAACAACATCGCCAGCACGATCGCCACCACGGCGACGTTCGCGCAGACGATGACCGCTGTCGGTGCCGGGTACGCGGAGGTGTGGGCGAACAGCGGTCGCACCGCCAACGCGATCATCATGGCGCCGGACAGGTTCGGCTACATCCTCGGGCTCACCAGCGACGCGTTCACGCAGTTCGTGAACGTGGATCAGGCCGGCATCGGCCCGCTCCGCGTCGTCGTGTCCCGCGGCCTGAACGCCGGCGAGATCATCGTCGGTGACATGAACGGCCTCTTGGTCGCAGAGACCCCCGGCGCCCCGGTCGAGCTCCGTGTTGTGGAGCCCGCCATCGGTGGTGTCGAGGTCGGACTGATCGGCGCGTTCGAAGCAGCGGTGGTGGATGACGGCGCGTTTGCGCTGATCAGCACAGCCTCGTAACCTGAGCAACTGAGGGGGCATCCCGGCCGCGGGGTGCCCCCTCACCCAAACGGAAGGAAGTCCGATGGCTGCGTTCAACAAGTTCAACCAGTTCGCGGAAGACCTCGGACTGGCCGTCCACAACCTCAACACCGCCACCCTCTCGGTGTACCTGAGCAACGCGACACCGTCGGCGGCAGGCGACCTGATCAAGACCGATCTGGCGGAGATCACGAACCAGAACGG